TGCTGAATAGTATCAGGGCGTCCCGGTGGCTCTCGCAGTCTTATCTACCGAACCGTCTCCGTTACTCTTGGGAACTGTAGCCGATGACTGTCACACTACACACCACAGCGGCACCATCCACCGAGGCGTACCGTTATGAAGAGAAGGCCGACTTCACGGGTGGTCTGAATGTCCGTGCGGATCAGTTCAATCTGGCAGAGAACGAGTCTCCGGGGTTGCTGAACGTGGATGTAGATCCCCGTGGCGGCGTGTCACGGCGCGACTCTATCGACATTCTGAACGGTACGGCAATGGCGGACCACATCCGCAGCGTGTTCGACCACCACGACCTGTCGGTCAATCAGATTCTGCTCGGGGTTGAGAGTGGTAGCGATTCCACACTGTGGTATGGAACGGGAAGTAACTTTACCCAGATACAGTCATCGGCGGGGAACATCACGATGACTGGTTCCCAGCCCCCACGCTCTGTTACGTTCAACAACTACACTTACATCGTGAACGGGGCGTTGTTTGACACGTCCTATTCGGCGGTTCGCTGGGCCGGGTCGAATAATGCCACCCGGTTGGTTCCCGACATTGACGCTTCGGATGGTCACTTTCCCTGCGCCCGGTATGCTACGACGTGGGCGGAGTTCGTGTGGGTTGCATACACGGTGGAGTCGGGTACACCGTACCCGAACCGTGTCCGGTTCTCGAAGGTGAACGACGGCGAGAACTGGACAAATACCGACTATATTGACATTGACATTGGAGAACAGGGCGACTACATAACGGCGATCCTGCCCGACGCTGACCGGCTGTTGGTGTTCAAGCAGAACGCCGTATACGCCATATACGGGTTCAGCCGGGATTCGTTTGAGGTCCGCAACATCACGCGCACGGTGGGATGCTTGGAGGGGGTAGACCCAGTAGCCACAACGGTGGGGGTCTTTTTCTGGTATGGGCAGAACGGCGTGTATCTGTTGACGTATGACCGGTTGGCGTGGGCGTTTGAGCGGTTGAAGCCGAAGATTGACGACGGTTCTCTCACTACAACAAATGCCCCCTCCCTGATGTGGTTCGACGAACGCCTGTGGGTGTCCGTCGACTACCAGTCGGGGGAGAGCGCGGCAGGAGCCAACCAGACGGATCGCCGTAACGTGTTCGTATGGGACCCCTCCTTGGGAGAAACCGGAGCGTGGACCCGATACGACATAAACGCCCGTGCGCTGCACGCCTACCGGCCCCCGACCAGTACGACCAGCAGCCCGCACCTCGGTTTGGGCGCGACTTCCGAATGGGACGGCACGGCAGCGTTCACCCGTGTTGCCAAGTTCGATCAAGATGAGGACGTGGACGATTACAACGGGACAGCCGCTGTGGAAATCTATTCACACTATCAGACGGGTTGGTTCAACGGCAACCGGCCCACCTTCCCCAAACGGTGGGGCAAGACGCGTACCGTCATGTTGGCCGACAACTCCATGACAGTCCAAATGAGCGTCTACAAGGACTACGATTTGGCCTCGGAAGCCCTAACACAAACCAAATCTATCACTGGTGAGGCTTCGGACGCCAAGTGGGGCACCGCCAAGTGGGACACCGATACTTGGGCTGCCGGGGGCGGAGCAAACGTATACAAGTTCTTTCGGTGGCCCACGGCTGGGACAGCGAAGGCTATTAGTTTGAGGTTTAGTGTCACGCCATCGGCGGGCGCCCGTGGAAAGTGGGGCCTGACGAGTGTGGTTGGCATGTACAGAACAAGGAGGATTAGATAAATGGCCGATCTAGCGGTTACCAACTCGTTCTCTGCTGGCACCACGATTCAGGCGTCACAGATGAACACCAACTTTACCGACATCACGGGGTGGGCTAACGGAACGCCCAATCTGGGTGTCTCGGGAAGCGCCACCACGGTTGACGGCACGTTGACCGTGGACGAGGCCGCCACTCTGACCGGCGGTGTGACCATCGGTACGGCAACACCCATTGTTCTAGAGGGTGCCTCGGCGGACGCTTACGAGACGACCATTGCTGTTACAGATCCGACGGCTGATCGCACGGTCACGTTGCCTGATTCCAGTGGAACGGTGGCCTATACCTCCAACACGGTACCATCAGCCGGGGGCTCGTTCACCGGAGCGGTGGAGTTTGGATCCGATGGTTCCGGTGTGGACGTTACGTTCCACAGCGACACTGGTTCTGACCTCATGTTCTGGGACTCAAGTGCGGAATCCCTGACGATCACCGGTACTGACGGACAGGACGCCTTGGTGGTGGCAGACGGTGACGTTTCGATCACCGACAAACTGACCGTCACCGGTCAGATTGTCACGCACCTGCTTGTTTCAACTGAGTCTGGTACAACACATGCCCCCGCTCTTGGCGACGAGAACGCTTACATCCTGACGACACACGGCACGGGGATCACAGTCACGCTGCCGCAGAACTCCGCTCAGGCATTCGCCATCGGTACGACTATCTACTATGAGCGCAACGGGGCGGGAACGCTTACGTTCGCTGCTGGCACCGGCGCGTCCATAACGTCGAAAGACAGCACCTTGACTTGTGGCGATAGGTACACGACTGTGTGCGCCTTGAAGATCGGCACAAATGCGTGGAGCCTGATCGGAAACCTCGGCTAGATGTCTTTCTTTCTTACGGCAGTCGCCGGTCAAGCGGCTGGTGGCCCCATTACCGCTACGGGCGGCACGATCACCACTCAGGGTTCGTACACGGTCCATACGTTTACAGGGTCGGGCACCTTTGAGATTACAGCAAACCCTGAAGCCCGTACCTATGACGTAATGATCGTCAGTGGGGGAGGGGGATCTCAAGGTAACTATGTGAGTTCCTATGCGGGGGCTTCCGTTACGGGTGGCGGTGGCGGTGGTGGTGTTAGTGCCCTAACGAGCCAAGCGGGCACCGTTCAGACTTACACGGTGACTATCGGTGCAGGCGGCCCCGGTGGTACGTCGGCTTACGGCGGCTCTACCGTTTTCGGATCAACGACGATCACCGGTGGTGGTTACGGCGGCGGCATAACGGGCAACTCGTCGGATGACGGTTCGGGTGGCGGTGGTGGTGGTGCTGTCACTGACGCTCTTTACTGTTTGCCTGTCAGCGGCGCTGCGGGAAGTGGTGGAACCCACGGGAACAACGGTGGCGCTGGCGGTGGCAACTGTAGCCCCGGTTACAGTGCCGGTGGGGGTGGAGGCGGCGGCGGTGGTGGCGCTGGCGCTGCGGCCACCGGTGCAGGAAACGCAGCAGGCGCGGGCGGCGCTGGAGAAGGAAACGACTACAGGACTGGAAGCACCGTGTATTACGGGGGCGGTGGAGGTGGCGGCGTTCGACGCACCGATACAGGGGGGCTAAGTGGTGGCGCTGGCGGTTCAGGCGGCGGTGGGGCAGGAGCCGAGTATGGCAACGACAGTTCTGCCTCTAGCGGGACAAACGGGACAGTGAACACGGGCGGCGCTGGAGGCGGTGATGCTGGGAGCGGCGCTTCCGCACCGAGCCCATCAAGCGGTGGGAGCGGCATCGTAGTCGTTCGCTACGCGACGGCATAATCATGGCACACTTCGCTGAAATAGACGCAGATAACAAGGTTCTCAGAGTCATCGCGGTGAACGACGCTGACACCGCCGACGAGAACGGGGTTGAGGTCGAAGCGATCGGACGCCAGTTCTGCGCCGATCTGGTTGGCGGGACTTGGATACAAACGTCGTACAACCACAACATTCGTAGACGGTTCGTAGGGGCTGGTGACTTCTACGAGCCCGCTAACGATGTGTTTATCACCGCACCGCCTACGGACATAAACGGCAATGTGTGCGAGTCGTGGGTATTGGACGAGAACTTCGACTGGGCACCACCCATCCCGCTTCCCGATACCACTGATGAGGACTGCTGGTACTACTGGGATGAGAATGACGAGAACTGGGTGACACCTCCGAATCGTCCCAGCGATGACCTTTTCTGGGACACGGCGGTGAGGGAATGGTTGCCAAAGCCTTGACCGACGCCACCGATATTCGACAGGTCAGAATCCCAACCGTAGCGTTGGGATTGATCCTGTCCGTGGCAGCGATAGTCGGTACGGTCACATGGTCGTCTGCACGCCTAGTGGCGCGCATCGACCATCTGGAAGCAACAGTGTCATCCATTGAGCAAACGATGGACATGA